GCCGGGGCCGCCCCGACCAGCATCCTGGCGCAGACCACGGCGACCACCACCGGCAGCGGCGCGGCGGCGTGGCAGTGGGAGGCGTGGTGGCGGGGCCGGCTCCGGGGGATCGGCGCCTCAGGGAGCTTCAAGGGCACCGGCGGCGTGCACCTGGGAACCAGCCTGACCGCGATGGCCGCGCCGATCCCGATGCCGACGACGCAGGCGCTGCGGACGGTGACGGTGGACACGACGGCGAACCGGGCGATCGGCGTCGGCGCGGCGTGGGGCACCAGCTCGGCGAGCAACTCGATCACGACGTACAACCTGATGGCCTGGGCTGCCAGCTGACCCTCTCCTTAGGGGGGCGCGCCCATGGCGACGCACAACACTGGCACCACGGCGACCCTCGGGCAGAGCGCCCATACCGTCGCGTTCACGTTCACGATCCCCGGCGGGGTACTGGCCGGGGACGTGATGCTCGTCAGCATCAACACGTTCAGCTTCCCGCTGACCGGCCCGGCGACCAGCACCCCGGCGTCGGGCGGCGGGTCGTGGACCGCGATCGGCCCGCTGGTGGCGGCCCAGAACGGGACCGCGGGGGTCTTCGCGACGGCCTGGCAGCGGGTCGCGACGGCCGGGGACCCGGGCAGCACGTTCACGATCTCGTGGACGGGCGGCGTGGGCGGCACCGACGGATTCTGGTGGACCGCCACCCTTGACTCCTACACCGGCTTCTGGACCGCCGACCCGATAGCGCAGTCGATCACCCCCACGTCCGGCGCGCAGACCGCCGTAGGGACGTGCCCGTCCGGCACGTCGCTGCGATCCGGGTCATGGGTCGTCCAGCTGGGCCCGATCACGCCTAACTCGTCGGGCACCATCACCGGCGTCCCGTCGGGCACCACGCAGCGGCAGCTGTCCAACGGCAACTCCGGCGTCAGCAACGCCTCGGCCGACTCGGGTGCCAGCGTCGGCGCGGCGGGGACGGCGATCGGCGGCGGGTCGTTCACCTCTAGCAACGCCACCGATAACTGGTGGACTGAGTGGACGATCGAGCTGGCCACCATCGCGGCGGCCAGCCCGCCGGTATCAGCGCCGGTGCCACCCCCGCTGATCCTGCCGCACCCGCAGTTCACCGACATGCTGCTGGGGCAGGCGTGGCAGCGGGCCGACTGGCAGGCGCAGGGCGTAGCCGACCTGACGGTCTCCTTCGGGTCGGCCTCGGGCGGCGTCGACACGTACAACGTGCTGAGCCCGTGGAACGGCGGCGTCACCCAGCAGATGCGCGTGCTGGCGCCGACGGCGCCGAACGCGAGCTACCCGCGCGCGTTCCTGGTCATGCTGCCGGTGGACGCGAACCAGGACACGACGTTCGGCGACTCGATCGGCACAATCCAGGGCCTGGGCGCGCACAACCAGTACAACCTGACGTGCGTGCAGCCGGGCTACGCGGCGGCGGCCGGGACGGGCCCGTGGTTCGGCGACAACCCGCTGGACCCGTCGGTCAGCCAGGAGAAGTTCACGCTGCTGATAACGGCGTGGATCAGGGCGAACCTGGCGGTCACGGGGACGGAGAAGGTGTACCTGATCGGGTTCTCCCGGTCGGGCCTGGGCGGGCAGTTCCTGCTGTTCCGGCACCCGGACGTGTTCTCGGCGGTCGCCAGCTGGGACGCGCCGTTCATGATGACCGACTTCGACGGCACCGACCCGACGAACGGCGGGTCGATCGGCGGGTCCCCGGCCAGCGTCTACGGCACGAGCAGCTGCTTCACGACGAAGTACCAGCTGTCGGCGGCTCACCTGGCGAACTGGCAGGCGACCGGCCAGTACGGCGTTAACCGGATCTGGCTCGGCCTCGGCCCGGGGTTCCCGGCGGACACCCCGGCCTACGACGCGGCGCTGACGGCGGCGGGGATCCCGCACTCGTACGCGTTCGCGAACACGGTCGAGTCGCACGCCTGGCATTCCGACTGGGTGGCGTCGGCGCTGGCCGCGGTCATCCCGTCTAACTGGTCGCAGGGCACGACGGTCTTGCCGCAGCAAATACCGACCCCGCTGCTGGCGGACCTGCTGGACCTGGCGTCGGTGCGGCTGGACCCGGGCGCGGACGGGTCGGCGGTAGTCCAGGGCACTGCGGCGCTGGCTGGCGCGGGGTCGGTGTCGGCGCTGGCGGTGGTGCAGGCTCCCGCGGCGCTGTCCGGGGCGGGCACCGTCGCGGGGCTTTCCGTGCAGTCGGCAGGGGCCGGCATTGCCGGCACTGGGTCGCTGGCCGCGCTGGTCACGCAGGCTGCTATCGCGTCCCTGGCGGGCGCGGGGGCGGTCAGTGCCAGTTCCGCCGGCGGCCAGACTGCCTCGCTGTCGGGGGCTGGGTCCGTGTCGGCGGTGGCCGTAGTCATCGCGGCCTGCTCCCCGGCCGGCGCGGGCGCCCTGTCGGCGGCCGTCACCGTGGCGGCGTCGGCGCAGCTGTCCGGTGCCGGGTCGGTCGCGGCGCTGGCCACGCAGGCAGCGGCTGCCTCGCTGTCCGGGGCTGGCGCGGTCGCGGCGGCCGGGGCCGAGCGGGGGCCGTTCACCGTGGGGAAGCTGGCCGCTTCCACGTACGCGCCCACCGGGGCGACGTCGACCAGCTCCGGCGTCAACACGACCACGACAAGCTGAGGGGAGGCGGCAGGCATCAGGTACCCTGCGGGTCAACCAGTGAGAGTGTCAACGACGGTCCGTGACCTGTCCGGCGCTCTCGCCACCCCTGGCACGCTGACGCTGACGATCCGGAAGCCGGATGCCACCAGTCAGGACTACAGTTCCCCGGCGCTGGACTCCACGGGGAACTACCACCAGGACGTCCCCGTCGCGGACCTCGCGCAGCTTGGCCACTACCAATACAAGTGGGTAGCGACCGGCACGGGCGCCGGGGTGTCGGTGGGCAGCTTCGACGTCTACGACCCGTTCGAGGTCCGCGTCCTGAGCCTGCAGGACGCGAAGGAGATGCTGAACATCCCGGCGTCGAAGACGGCGGATGACGCGGAGATCGACGGGTGGATCGCGGCGATCGAGGCCGGGCTGGAGAAGCGCACGGGCGGCCCGGTGATCTCCCGGGCGGTGACGGAGCGGTCGGAGCTGCTGCAGGGCGGGACGGTGATCCCGGTGCGGCAGCGCCCGCTGGTCAGCGTGACGTCGATCACGGACTCGGGTGGTGGCGCGTTCGGTGTCAGTGACCTGGACCTTGACGTGAACGCGGGCCTGATCAGGCGGAAGCTGGGGATCCCGTTCTACGGGCCGTTCTTCGCGTGGTCGCCGCAGGTGACGGTGGCGTACGTGGCGGGGTGGGGGACGTCGGTGGCGCCGGCGTTCGCCAGCTTCGCCCGGATCGTGATCAAGAACCTGTGGGACACCCAGCGGCCCAGCGTGGGGATGCCGATGGGCGGCGAGCAGATGGTCACGGTGCCGGGGTTCGGGTTCGCGGTCCCGAACCGGGCGGCGGAGCTGCTCGACGGCTCCCAGGACGGGATCCCGTTCGTGCTGGAGGCGTACATCTGATGGCCGCGACCAGGTTCAACGACGCGGTCCTCGCGCTGGCCGCCGCCTACCAGGCCGCGCCCGCGCTCGAGGACGTCCCGGTGTACGACGGGGTGCAGGCGACGGCGTCCGCCGACGATGACTTCATCGTCGTCGGGCATGACGGCAGCCTCGGCGCGGACGGGACGCTGGCGGCGGACGCGCTCGCCGGGACGTTCACTCAGGCCAACCTGGAGTTCGGGACCCGGCAGGAGACGGGCTACGTGAACTGCCTGATCGTCTCCCAGACCGGCGATGCCGGCGACATCCCCGGCAGGCGGCAGCGGGCCAGCGACCTGCTGTCCGCGGCCGAGGACGCGGCAGGCGCGAACGGCGGCCTGCAGTCAGGTAACGCGGCCGGGATCATGTTCGACGGCACCAGTGACGGCCGGTTCATCAACCGGCTGTCCGGCGGCGTCGCCGTGCTGCTGGCCTACCGGGTTTACTACTCCACAGAATGGGACTGAATGCGCTGGCTGCTGGTCCACCCCGGCCCGAACTTCTCCGTGGCCGACGTGCACGCCGGGTGGGCGGAGGCGCTGCGCGGCCTGGGCGAGCAGGTCATGGAGTACAACCTTGACGACCGCCTCCAGTTCTTCGACTCGGCGCTGATGCCCGCGCCGGACGCGATGCCGGACGCGGACGGCCGCGCGCTGGCCCGCAAGGCGATGACCCGCGAGCAGGCGACGGAGAACGCCGCCGACGGGCTGATGGGCGCCTGCCTGCGCTGGTGGCCGGACGTGGTGCTGGTCGTCAGCGCGTTCTTCATCCCGGAGTTCTACTTCGAGGTGATGCGCGCCCGCCGCTTCCGGATCGTCATGCTCTACACGGAATCGCCTTACCAGGACAGCGAGCACCTGCACATGGCGAAGTGGGCGGACATCGCGCTGGTCAATGACCCGGTGAGCCTGGACCGCTACCGGGAGGCGTGCCCGGTCGCCGAGTATGTCCCGCATTCCTACCGGCCTGCCGTGCACTACCCGGCCCCGGCGGAGACAGTGGAGGACCTTGACCTGGCGTTCGTCGGCACCGGGTTCCCGTCGCGGATCCGGTTCTTCGAGGAGATGAACCTGTCCGGCCTGCGGGTGGCTCTCGGCGGCCTGTGGCCCGCCCTGGCAGCCGATTCGCCGTTGCGGGCGCACCTGCTGCCACACGATGACGGCGACGGGTGCATGGTCAACGAGCGGACGGCGGCCCTGTACCGGCGCGCCCGGGCGGGGATCAACTTCTACCGCCGCGAGGCCGAGCCGGGCTGGGATGGCCAGGGCTGGGCGTGCGGGCCGCGGGAGGTCGAGATGGCGGCGTGCGGCCTGTGGTTCGCGCGGGACCCGCGCGGCGAGTCCGGGGAGCTGTTCCCGTTCCTGCCGGAGTTCACCAGCCCGGCCGAGGCGGCGGAGGCGATCCGGTGGGCGCTCGCGCACGACCGGGAGCGGGAGAAGGCTGCCGCGATGGCGCGCGAGGCCATCGCGGGCAGGACGTTCGCAAATGCGGCGAAGCGGCTGCTTCAGCTGCTGGGCAAGTGAGAGGCGGCTTATCGTGGCACGGGATCACGGGCGCAACGGCAGGGTTTACCTAGGAGTGGCGTCCAGCGCGGCGGCGGCGTCGCCGCTGCCGTTCCAGGCGTCCTGGACGGTTAACCAGGCGACCGACAAGCAGGAGGTCACCGCGTTCGGCGACCAGAACAAGACGTACGTCGCGGGGCTGCCCGACTCCAGCGGTGACTTCGGCGGCTTCCTCGACGATGCCTCCAGCCAGACGTTCATCGCCGCCTTGGACGGGCAGCCCAGGAACTTTTACCTGTACCCGAACGTGACGCTGTTCCCGAATAACTGGTACTGGTTCGGGCAGATCCTCCCCGACGCGTCCGCTGACGGGGCGGTTGGCGGCCCGGTGAACTTCAAGAGCACGTGGGCGGCGGCCGGCCCGATCATCCGCTACACCCCGCTGGGCCTCAACACCTGATGCCGGGCCTTGACCAGCTGGCCGCCGACCTGGCCGGCATCTCCGCCCGGCTGAAGGAAGCCGGTGAGGGCGGCCTGCAGCGGCGGCTGGCGGCCGGGATCGGGAAGGCCGTCGGGCCGGTCGAGCGGGAAGTTCGCGACGGGCTCCGCTCGCACATGCCGGACCGGTACGCGGACGTCATCGCAGCCGAGCTCAGCATCACCCGCCGCACCTTCACCGATCCGGACGGGGCGCGGGTGAGCGTGTACGCGCGGACGACGGGCGGCGGGAAGCGGAAGATCGGCCGCCTCGACCAGGGCATCTTGTGGCACCCGACGTTCGGTGACCGCCGCCACTGGTCGGAGATGACGGAGCCGCACGTGCGGCCGGGCTGGTGGTCCGATGCGA